TGGTAGTGGTGCTTGGGGTCACTTCGCCGGTTATTTAGTAGCATAGGAATGTAAAATGACAAGAGCACGAGACTTATCAAAAGTAGTTAATAATAAGATGACAGTATTTAAGTATACTGCCACGGCTAGCCAAACTACATTTACTGGAGCCGATGATAATAGTGCAACACTATCATACAATCCTAACTCTATAATAGTAACATATAACGGTATTGTTTTAGAAAACGTATCAGAATATACAGCAACTAACGGTACTTCTGTTGTTCTTGCAACCGGAGCAACAGTCGGTTCAGAAGTTAACATTATTGCATTCGAAGATATCGCATATTCAGGAGTTATGCCGACAACAGGTGGTACATTTAGTGGAGCAGTAACTGTTGGCGGTGCTTTTACATCAAAAGGTATTGATGATAACGCGACTACAACTGCTATTACTATTGGTGCTGATGAAAAGGTTGGAATTGGTACTTCAAGCATAGATAGAGAACTTCACGTCAAAAAGACAGATACGGGTGGTACAGTAGCTAAGTTCGAAAACTCGGCCGGTAGCGCTTTTGTTGAACTAACCTCTAGCGCAGGAGGTGGTGCTAATTCAGGATATATTGAATACAACGCCACTAAAGATTTTAAGTTTGCTCCTGGTGATACGAATAGAATGACAATTAAAGCAGATGGTAAAGTTGGTATTGGTTTAGAAGCACCAACTGCACCCTTGCATATAGAAAGTCCTGACAATTCTGACTTTATGCATATTACTGTAACAGGTAACGAAAAATGGGCACTGAGAGGTGAAAGCGGTTCAGGGTCAAATGATTTCCTTGGACTTGGAATTGCTGGTGGTGTACAAGCTATGTATTGGGACGAAAACGGGGCTGTAAGAAAACCGTCTAATCCATGTGCTTCTTGGGGTACAAGTAATGATCTTGCAATGCAATCTTCAGGGTGGACTATCTTAGCATTAAACTACGTAAATTTTAATATAGGCAATTGCTATAATAGTAGTAACTATAGATTTACAGCGCCAGTTACTGGAATCTATATGGTAGGGTTTAGCGGTGAATTTAATGTACCTTCAACTACAACTTGGACTTATCTAGCTCCAAGAATTAATGGTAGTACAACAGCAAACATATCTAATAAAGGTAATGTTTTTGCAGATTTTAATACACCTGCAGCTGCGTATCACCAACATGCACAGACCTGGTTTTTAAATCTGGCAGAGGGTGATTGGTTTCATTTTGCTTCTGTAGGTTCAGGTGGTACAATTAATGCTAAGTCGAAAGATGAATTGGCTTTCTTTGCAACTCTATTACAATAAAGGTATAAATAACATAAACGCCAAACGGGGAAAGTGAACTAATGGCTACGGATAAAGATTTTGTCGTCAAGCACGGCTTACAAGTTGGCTATGATTCAGCCACAACATCAAACCTTTTAGTAGACTTCGGACATATCAGAACGGCAACAAGGCCTTCTGGTACAAATGATACTACCGTTGCTACTACTCAATTTTCAACAAATGCAGCAAACGAAAATGCAGTTGCGATGGCAATCGCGTTAGGATAAACTATGCCCAATACATTTTTAAGAAAATTATCAAGGAACGTTGGAACATCACCAGCAACTGTTGGTAGCTATACCGTTGCGGCTGCTACACAAACAACAGTAATCGGGTTGACTTGTTCTAATAATACGGCAACGGCAATCACCGTAGACGTAGCTCTCAATGATGGAGCCAATGATCATTTTATGGTCAAAACGGCAACAGTACCCAGTGGAGGGTCATTAGTCGTTGTTGGCGGAGATCAAAAAGTTGTTATGCAAACCGGAGATAGTATAAAGATAACATCTAGTGCGGCAAGTAGTTGTGATGTTATTATGAGCTTGTTGGAAATCACCTAATGGGAAGATCGCACGACATAGCAAGAGGTGCTTTATTTAAAACCCAAGCGGAGGATGATACGCGATATGCTAATGTTGCTGGTGATACGTTTACCGGCGCTGTAAGTGTTAATACTTCTACTAGCGCAAATTTAACTGTAAACTCTGGTGTTTATGGGGGAATACAATTCCAAAATACTGGAACAAACACTGGTTATATCACTTCTTATACTGATGGTGCTGGTAATGAGGCTATGTATCTAGGTGGCGCAGATACAGTCAACATACACACTGGCACGAATCATGCTTTGACAGGTGGTACAACTAGGTTACAGATAAACGGTTCAGGACACATAAAAACGCCTAATCAGCCAGCATTTAGAGCTTGGGGAGCTACGATTTATACAGCCGTTGGCGTTATGGCTTTTCCAAATGTAACTCAAAGAGGTGGCACTAATTATAATACAGCAAATGGATTATTTACTTGTCCTTTAGAAGGATGGTACTCTTTTACTTTTCATTATCTTACTCATAGTACAGGCTCAAGGAATGATACATACTTTGAAAAAAATGGTGGTGTAGGCGTGGAGCAGAGAAACTATAAATCTAGTGGTAATCATGAAACTCATACTCTGACTCAAGTAGATTATTTTGCGGCTAATGATACTATGGGTGTTAGGAATGTTACGGGCGATGTATATGCTTATGACACTTGGACTAGATTTTCTGGATTTTATTTAGGATAAAAAAATGACATCTACATTAAGAGTTGATACGATAAAGAACGTTAGTGGTACTACTGGGTTAACTATAGATAGCAGTGGTAGAGTTTTAAAACCTGTCATTCCATCTTTTATGGTTAGTCGTAATACGACTTGGGAAACCTTAGCAAACGCTGATGTCATTGCATTTAATACTGACTCAGGCGGACAACTTTTTAACAATGGTGGTCATTTTAATACAACTACAAATGCTTTTGTTGCACCTGTGGCTGGATTGTATTCGTTTTCTACAACAATATATACAGCACAAAATGATACTGTAAATGCTTTTGCTCCATATTTAAACGGTGCTACGGTAAAATTGATTGGAACTAGCGGTCTTTATATCCAACAAGGGGAAAGTACTGCTTTAGATAATACATGTGGACTTACCTTTTTATTAAATCTTTCAGTAAACGATACGGTGAAAATACATGCAATAACTGCTAGTGATATTTATGGCAGTGCGTGTATGTTCTGTGGACACTTAATAGGATAGACAATGGCATATATAATAGAAACAATTAACAAGGAAACTAAAAAATGACAGATGTAGCAACAGCGTTAGGCGCATTGGGTGTAACCGAATGGGTTATGCGCGGTGAGCCTACAAATGAAACAGAATTTAATTCTATGTTTGCAAAAGTAACTGGAGAAGATGCTAATGGTACAGCCATTGAATCAACTGATCCGGCTGACTTTGGTGTAACATGGGATCAGGTTAATACTAAAAAAACAGAATTAGTAAACGCAGAGCCAATGAAATTGCTCCGCGAAGAAAGAAATAGTCGTCTTGCGGCGACTGATTGGTGGGCTCTATCAGATCTCACAATGAACTCGGATCGTACGACATATCGTCAAGCTCTTCGAGATATTACAAATACATACAATAGTCTTGATACTGTTGTATGGCCAACTAAACCATCATAGGAGATAATTAAATGGTTGATTTTACTATCACTCTGACAGATACAGAGAACAAAGGTATGGAGTACGCCGCGAACACACCTCAGGCGTGGATTGACAACGCAGCTAAAAATCGTGCTCGAATAGCGGTCGATGAGATCGTAAATCTTTACACAACTAAGGCGCTTGATGACGGTGTCGCAATTCCTGCCACGAGAGAGCTAATTGTAGACGATGCTTTTACTCGAGGCTGGGTAAAAACTGCAGCTCAACGAGATTCAGATTCTGCCGCGAACCTAGCTAACGGGTAATATTGCCACTATCGAGGAGGCTACTAAATGGCCTATATAGGACAGACATTAACTGAAGGCACTAGAAGAGCATACACATTTATTGCTACCGCTTCTCAAACTACGTTTAACGCAGTTTATAGTGCAGGAGCAGTAGATGTGTATCTCAATGGAATATTGTTACAACCTACGGATTATACAGCCACAACAGGTACAACAGTTGTACTTGGCACAGGAGCTGCAGTCAATGACGAAGTAACTATTATATGTCATAATACATTTAGTGTAGCTGATGCACCGACACTTTCGGGTGGTGGTACATTTGCATCTAGTATTAGAGCTCCTATATATGATACGACTCAGAATACTATGAAGACAGCTTTATTTCAAACTAATGAACAAACTATGTCTAGTGATACAACTATAACAAGTACGCAAAATGCAAGTGCAAACGGGCCAATAAATGTGGCATCAGGTGTAACGC